AGAAATTCTAACCGCCATTTATTTTACGCTTTTACAATCGCAGAGTCAAATCCTGCTGCTTTCAATTTTTCCTGCAAGGAAATAGCATTTGCTTTGTTGCGATACGCTCCGACCTGTACACGATAAATAGAATCTTTATCACCTACGCTTGTCTCTGATCCAGAAGTTGCAGCATCGTCATCAGATGTGTTATTGGATGGTTCAATGTACTGCTGTCCTGTAATTCCGTAAACAATCGCACTTGCCATGCTCTTATAATCATACAATGCTACATCGTCCTTATCATCCACAAAGCAACATTCAATCAGCATTGCCGGTGCTTTTGTTTTCCGGAGTACATACAGTTTCTTATTCGTTTTTACACCACGATTTTTAAATCCAAGCTTTGCAATCTCCATAGCTACGCTCTGCGCATAGTTTTTTGATTTGCTGTTATCGCTGTAAATATAAACCTCTGTTCCGGTTGTCTTTTCGTTTCCGTTCATATCTTTAGCACCTGCATTAAAGTGGATAGATACATCAAGATCAGCCACATGAGCATTGCATTTTCCTACGATGTTACAAAGCACGTTATTTGCACTTGTGCCATTGTCAACCGTACAGTCATACACGGTATGCCCGAGACCTTTTAACTGTCTGATAACCTCATTCTTTACATTTCTCGCTTCTGTTGATTCCCGGATGATTCCGATAGCTCCGCACGCTACTTTTCCGTCCGGGTTGTGTCCGGCATGTACGTTAATAACCATTCTTTTATTCCTCCTTCTTTTCAATATACTGCTTAAATAACTGGTGCAGTCCTGTGCTTGCTAAACCGCTGAATAAGCCACTTAATAAGATAGATGCTGTGATTGTCCATCCGTTGATCCAAATGGCTAAAAGCACACCTAATACCGCACAAATGGTAGGGATGTATTTATTATCCACATCCTTAATCCATTTTTTCACGACATAGCCTATACAAAGGCAAATGCCTACGATCACAGGCACCATAAATTCTGTTAAAAATCCTAAATCTGTCATGTTTAAATCCTCTCTTTCTGCTTCAGATGAAGCTCTTCAATTTCATTTTTCATCTTTGTGACCATTCCATTTCCGCCCAACGCATGATAGGCATTGTACATTTCCATAAAATTCTGGTAGGCATAGGATGGAATTTCTTTGAGAGCCATGTATTTATCATGGTACTCGATCAGTTGTACTCGAAGCAAAAGCATCGTTCCTCTACTGTTCGCATCTCTGTCTGACTTCTGATTTTTCAAAAGCCACACTATGTATCCCATTAATGCGGTCAGAACGATAGGCAAAGCAATCGTGTACGTTTCTTTTAACATCTCCATTGGATCATCTTCCTTTCTTTTGTATAATTCAATTATAATATTTCAGAATAATTTTTTGTTCCATTTTACTTCGCATAAACCAGAGTTTAACTAACATTCCTATATTCAGATGTGGTCGAATTAGAGTATCGTATGATAGTCCTCAATATTTAAAAGCAAATGTTGTTTTTGATAAAGAAATGCCATCATATGATTATTCAGTTGCTATTGGCATTGACTCAAATGTTCTCGATTGCACAGCTATATACTATGAAAACAGAAGCGTACATGGATTTGGAATTTCCATATATAAAGCTGACGCAAATTTCACAAGCGTTGACGGTGTAAATCTGTCTTGGATTGCTGCAATGTAGTTTTTTAGCAACAGAAATTCTGCTTATATAGTATTTGCACGTATTTTCAGATTTTTGACCACCTGTAATAATAAGATTTTTTAATTAAGAACAATGAAACCTGCTCCGAGACTTCCACCACCGCTATCGTTGGTTTTAAAACCGCATTGTGTTCCTGCGTAAAAGTTCATTTGCACGCCGTCTAAGCTGGTACCGTTGTCTCGATGTCCCATTTCACCGTTAGAAAAAAAGTCTATGTCACGTTTGTTATAGCCTTGCCAATATACTGTAGCAGTAAAATTTTTTGTAGGAACTATACCAGCACTATTTACTGTGAAAAAATTGGGATTTACACCGACCCATCCTGTTACCCACTGTCCATTGGAATAGCTGTCTATTGATCGCCATCCTGCTATACAACTGCCACTAGGAACACCTGCTGATTGACCAGCAGCATAGCCAGTATTATAGCCATCCTCATATCTTTTAAAAGGGGATACTGTACCGGCACCTCCTGTTCCACTTCCATA